TAGTATTACCCCCACTTCGTTACATGTCCCAAAATCTTGAAAGCGGCAGACGGGAAGCTTTAAAGATGAGGGCATGGTGTTTCACGCATAATAATTTTCCTTACGCCGCGGCCGACCTCCCTTTGTGCAAGGATGAGCGCTATGTTGTGTGGCAGCACGAGAAAGTCGACACTGACCACATCCAGGGTTACATTGAGTTGTCCAAGCCTCAACGGATATCTGCAATGATTAAGTGGTTGCCTGGGGCTCATTTCGAGGAGCGACGCGGTACGCCAGACCAGGCTAGGAAGTATTGCATGGAGGAAGATACGCGGGTGGAAGGCCCCTGGGAAAGAGGTTCGTACGGTACAACGCAAGGCAAGAGAAGCGATATCGACGTCGTAAGAGAGGCGATCGCCGCCGGGGCAGATCGTCGTGAAGTGTACAACGCTCATTCTGACATCGCTGCCAAGTACCCTCGTTATGTGGAGACTATGTTGCGGTTCGCCAAGGAGGATGCTGTCGACAAGATCCTCGTCTTCGAACCCCGTCAGGGTTTTCAAACGGATCTCCTTGACATGATCTCTGGGCCAGCTGACAGTCGGAGCATCCATTGGGTTTACGACCGAGTAGGCAACAATGGCAAGACCTATTTCGCTAAGTACTTAGTAGATAAGTTTGGTGCTTTTTATACCAATGGTGGTAAAAGTGTGGATTTAGCTTATGCCTATGGCGGCGAGTCAATAGTTATTTTTGATTATGTTAGAGACGCTGAGGAGTACGTAGGTTACGGAGTTATCGAGCAGTTGAAGAACGGGATCGCGATGAGCACCAAGTACGAGAGCATTACAAAGAGGTTTAACATACCACATGTTATTGTTCTAGCTAATTTCAAGCCTCAGGAGGGCAAATTTTCATCAGATAGGATTAAAATGATAAATGTTACGTAATATTAGTGTATTTCTTCCTAATTACGATATCGTAAGAAGGGCTGAACCTCCAGTCAGATGAGTCATTCTCAGTTGGTGCACGATTCGTAGCCTGAACCATGATGTAAATACGCTTCTTATAGTCCACGTACGTCGACATTTCGCCTTTGTTCTCGATAGTTGATCCCGGGTCAAGTATGTTATTATCTGTGTTGACTCTGTCATTCCAGTCGTATTTCATGACGTCGTTGATAGCGATTTTCATGGTGAATCTCTTGGTTCTTGGAGCTGGATTAGTAATTCCACCTTCACCGACTGCATTAGACGAAGGCTGTAGTGTGAAAGATTGTGTCTTCAAAACCTTCAGTCGTGCATTACCGGTTTGGCCTTCCAATGCCAACGGATGAGATATATCAGACTTGATTTGTCGTAACCAAAAGTTAAGTCGATCTAAGCGGACGTCGTCTATTGCGTTGAAGTCAATACCACCCATTCCTGGGTGTAAGTAGTCCTTGCTGAACTTAACCACCGACACGGTATATGTAACTGGCATTAGTATTGCTCCGTAACAAAACATATCAAGCGAAACCCATTCGAGCAGTGTTCTCCGATTAGGATATACGACGGTTCCGAAACCACTTGGTAATTGCTCTTGTTGCCACCCTGTGCTTACACCGTCGCTACCAGCTAGGCTGTCTCCGTACAAATATTCAAAGTTAGTTGACGTAGGCGTTGAAAATGGTACTGCTCCTGTTCTTAGAGTGAGCACTTGAGCTACCACAGGTTGAGTTACTGTCGTATTCACAATGTTCGGACTGCATGTTATGTCGTACAGGTGCAAAGGACAGAATGTTTGAGTAGGAACACCGACGTTTTGTAGAGAATAAGCTCCTCCATAAGTAAACGCAGTGTTACGTTGTAGTTCTGTTCTGTTCATGTAGCGGTTAATTGCCTGGAATCGCAATATACTTGATTGCAGATTTGCAGTAACCACTTTGTTGATGAAATTTCCACGAGATTTAAGTCTTGCAGAAGATCTTTTTGAAGTTTCAATAGCGACCGCTTGTACATCCATCATTGTTGGATTTGCAGATTTTGCGACTGATCTCCTCATCTTCATGCCACTACGGGGAGTAGACTTACGCTTACGGCGAGAGACCTTGCGGAGCGATCTCTTACGTCTACCTAAAGATGATCGGCGGGTCTTGACCCGTCGCGACTTCCGAGCTGTCTTTCGTCGACGATACATTTGAATATGAAATGACAGATACGCAAAGCTGCCGTATATATACCAAAAGGGCTTGCCACTTTTGGGACGAAGTTAAATAAGTGGGGCTA